GAAGTTTGCTGGTCTGCTGAAGTATTGTATCAAGCATCAGCACTGGAGCATCTTTGAGCAGGCATATCTGACTCTGGAGATTAATACTTCTAGAGCAATCGCAGCTCAAATTTTGAGGCACCGTTCGTTCACATTTCAAGAGTTTTCCCAGCGGTATGCAGACTCCAGTGCGCTGGTGGAAGGAGATATTCCTCTCCCCGAATTGCGTCGTCAGGATACTACTAATCGTCAGAAGTCTATTGATGATCTAGATCCATTCATTCGTCAGAAGTATGAGATCTGGATGCAGCATCACTTCAAACAGACTCTAGAGGTCTACCAGGATATGTTAAATCATGGCGTGGCAAAGGAGTGTGCAAGAATGATTTTGCCTATGGCGTGTCCCACCAGAATCTATATGTCAGGTTCTGTTCGTTCGTGGATGCACTACATTGATCTGCGTACTGGACATGGAACTCAAAAGGAGCATATGGAGTTGGCAGAAGATTGTAAGAAGATCTTTGTTGAGCAATTCCCAGTCATTTCAGAAGCACTGGAGTGGATCTAAATACAACACATTGAGATTTATTATGGCAACATATCCAGTAAAGAATATAGAGACAGGTGAAATGAAGGACGTTGTGATGAGCGTTCATGCCTGGGATCAGTGGAAAGAAGACAATCCAGAATGGGAAAGATACTATACTCCAGATAATGCACCTGGAGTTGGTGAAGTTGGTGAGTGGAAAGATAAACTCATCAATAAAAATCCTGGTTGGAACGATGTTCTGGCAAAAGCACAAAAAGCACCTGGTTCGAGAGTAAAAAAACTTTGATATGCCTAGAAGAAAGAAAGTATCTACAGAACAACCTATTGGAGTTGGTCTGACTACCAAGCAGATGAAAAGGAAAAAACCATTGGGTTCCAGTTACCTGATGGATGTTGATCCTCTTACAGATAATCAGCAGCGTTTGTTTGATTCTTATAAAGAAGGTAAGCAGATTGTTGCTTATGGTTGTGCGGGTACAGGAAAGACCTTTATCACCCTCTACAACGCCCTCAAAGACGTTTTAGATGAATCTACACCCTATGAGCGTATCTACCTTGTACGATCGCTTGTAGCAACTAGAGAGATTGGTTTCTTACCTGGTGACCACGAAGATAAGGCAGACATCTACCAGATTCCATATAAGAATATGGTGAAGTATATGTTCCAGATGCCTAGTGATGCAGATTTTGAGATGCTCTACGGCAATCTCAAATCTCAAGATACTATCAAGTTTTGGTCTACTTCATTCCTTCGTGGTACTACTCTTGATAATTCTATTGTCATTGTTGATGAGTTTCAAAATCTCAACTTTCACGAACTTGACAGTATTATCACTCGTGTAGGTGAGAACACCAAAATTTGTTTCTGCGGTGATGCTACACAAACTGATTTGCAGAAAACTAATGAAAAGAATGGAATCCACGATTTTATGAGGATTCTTCGTTCTATGAACTCATTTGATATTATTGAATTTGGTCTGGATGATATTGTGCGTTCAGGTCTTTGTAAGGAATATCTTGTTGCTAAAATGGAAGCAGGATTTTGATGCAAATATTTGATGATTATGATTTAGGAAAGAAGTTATCACACACATACTCAAAGTCTAAACCTTTTCCAAGTATTGTGATTGATAACTTTCTCAATCCAGACTGTGCTCTACAGTGCTTTTCTGAATTGAAGAAGCACGAAGATTGGGGATGTGAAGCATCAACGAATGAGTATATGTCTGCTCATCAGGTCAATAAGTTTTTTACACCATACAATCCTAATAGTGTAGATAATTTGTTTTTGCAGTCACCGACTGTTTATAGTGTTCTACAACATCTAAACACTCCTAAATTCACAAAGTTTTTGAGTGATCTGACTGGTATCAAGGATCTTTTACCTGATCCTGATTTTTTTGGTGCAGGGTGTCATAAAATTAAAACAGGTGGTAAGTTATCATTGCACGTTGATTACAACCTCCACGGTGCAACTGGTAACTTTAGAGTTTTGAATCTTCTCCTATATCTGAATCCACAATGGTTAGATCACTGGGGTGGACATCTTGAGTTGTGGAACCACGAAGATAAGAAGTTAGAACAAAAGATTACTCCTCTTATGAACAGAGCAGTTATCTTCACTTTGTCTGATCATTCTATTCACGGTCATCCACATCCTTTACAAACACCACCAAACATTGACAGATATTCATTAGCATTGTATTATTTCATAAAAGAACCTAATCAAAATTATTATCCGAGGAATGCAGTAGTTTGGCATGAGTTTTAATCACGTAAATATTGATCTCCCTAAACTTGAAAGGGAGACTATTGATGGGGTTCGCTATTATTCAGTTCCTGATGAAGAGGAACTTCTTAAATTAGTCTCTATTACATCAGTTACCAGTCACTTCAACAAGGAAATCTTTGTTAAGTGGCGTAAAAGAGTTGGTGTAGAAGAAGCGGAGCGTATCACCAAGCGTGCTACAAAGCGTGGCACCGATATGCACACCTTGACAGAACATCATCTTAAGAATGAGAATCTTCCAGATGTCCCACCCATCTCAAAGTTTCTTTTTAATATTGCTAAAGAAAAGTTAAATCTTATAAATAATATTTACACTCTCGAAGGTTCCCTGTACAGCAAACAATTAGGCATTGCAGGGACAGTAGATTGTATCGCTGAATATGAAGGCGAGTTAGCAATAATTGATTTCAAAACTTCTGCCAAACCCAAACCACGGGAATGGATCGACCACTATTTCGTACAATGTATGGCATACGGTTGTATGTTGTATGAATTGACTGGCATTTCTGTCAAAAAACTTGTAATTATTATGGCTTGTGAAAATGGAGAATGCGTCGTTTATGAAGAGCGAGACAAATCAAAGTACATCAAACTTCTCACCGAGTACATTGGAAAGTTTGTTAGAGATAAATTGGAGCTCTATGGAACCAAATAAAGAATTAGAACAAGCAATCGAGAACAAGTTCTTGACTCCTTCAAAGTTTGCTTTGGAGATTGAAAAGATTGTTGCCGAAGAGCAAATTAACTATATTGACGCTATCTGTCATTATTGTGAAATCAATGCACTTGAGGTAGAATCGGTAACGAAACTCATCTCAAAACCTCTCAAAGAACGATTAAAGTGGGACGCTATTCGTCTTAACTTTATGAAGAAAACATCGAGAGCAAAATTGCCTTTATGAAAGTGACTCCCTTTGAAACCTATCAACATTATTTGTCACTAAAAAATCATTTCACAAATCCCAAATACGACTTTTTCAGATATGGTGCGAAGACTCGCGCTACTGTGACTTCTTTCAATAAAAGGAAAGATAAATACTGGTTCGAGAAGACCAGTCGCAAGTATTCTGATCAAGAGGTCGTAGATTTTTTAGTATCTAACTTCGCTGCAGCAGATAACCCACAAAATCTATGGATTGGAGAAATTATCAATTCTGGCGAAAGAACTTACGCCGATTGGAAGAAGAGGAAACAGAGTTCTACTTACTTGTTCAAAGAACAAAGCAGCGAATTGCTCTGTCAGAACGAATTGGAAGAACTCTTCGATTGTTCCAAGGGACACCCTCCAATCTTAAAAAAATTCCTTGGTGGCGAGATAAGTCTTGACACGCTCGTCATCTATGATATAATTTTTGAGTTTAGTGAAAGGTTTGACAAGAAACTAGACGACCCTGTGTGGGAAACCGTCAGTTTGAAAATCAAAAAATATAAACCCTTCCTAAATATAGATGTATCTAACTTCAAAAAAATTATTAGGTCCATTGTAAATGAGTAGTTTTTTCAGCTCTGATATTATTCAAGAAGAACTAAAAGAGATCAACGCTTTACAAGAGTCTATCTACACTAGTGTGTTCGCTTTTAGTGCAATGGACAAGACTGAACAGTTAGATCATGTTCAGAAGTTAAAGACCTTGCTGGATAAGCAGCAAGTGATGTATACTAGGTTATCTCTTTCCGACGATCCTCAAGCGATCGAAATGAAAGAGAATCTTAAAAAGTCCATCCTGATGATGGGATTTCCTCCCGACACAGATGTGACCCTTTTATTTGACAGTATGAACAAAACGATAGAGGCACTTGAAAAACAT